CGCAGTAGAGCTGTTTACAGGTTCAAAAAGATATCTTCTCAAATCTAAACCAAATTGTGGGTTTAATATTTTTTGTCCCGGTGAAGTTAAGAATATATTTATAATGCTGTTTTTAATTGCCTGTATATCGTACGACCCTTGTACATCTTTTAAAACTACAGCTTTATTTAGCTGTTTGTTGTAATATACCTCTGGTACTAAATCAAGAAAGAGATCCTTATACAGATACCCTTCTTTTAAAGCAGCATCTTCACTTTTATCAACTGATACATCTGTTAATTTTATAAGAGCCATTTATAATATTTAATACCTGGGTGGTAAATCC